TATGGAACAATGTATGACCTTGATCCCGACACATATATTAACGGACGCGCATTAATGGTGGTGCGTGTAACACATGGTAAAATTGATCTAGTTGATGGGCAATAAAATGAAAAAGCTTTTAGAGAAAATCGCAATCTTTGTATATCTAGAACTAAACAAAAGAGGAAAACAAAAATGAAATACGTTTATACAGTTAACCGCGCGGGTGAACATCCACACAGCTTTTATTCGTCCCGCAAAAAAGCGATCCGCGCTTGTCAGTGTGATCTATTCTGCGAGGGTTTCAGTGATGAACAAATCACGATCACCAAAATGTCGAATTGCTCTTTTGTCGATGGTATGGATAGAGACAAAGAAAAAGTTCAATCGTGGTTCATTTATCGCAAGCTGGTGATGTGATGGAACGCAAGCTTAGACAAAACATCAAGAGCATTAGACGCGCTAAGGTGCGTCATGCTAGACATACTGAAACATTAGGTTTCATCAAATTTTTGGACATTTTACAGGGGAAGGTAAACAGATATGACCTTGAACAGACAAAGCTTGAAAGACAGATCAAACAACAAAGAAAATCCGAACAAGAACTGGTGTGGCCTGACAGTTGCTAATGCTCTTGGGGTTGCCAATGCTACACTCTACCTGCACACATGGTCAGACCTAGCACGAGCGATCCGCACATGTTGGTCATTCAGATCAGTGAAAACCACGTTTAAGGTCAAACCATACCAGACAACGGTGGGTGCTGTACGTGTGCGGATCAGGCGTAAGTATATCAGTAAACCTTCAGACCCAGCAACTGACCCTAGAGCCTATGTCGTTATGGTGGATCATCATGTACTTATGTTAGACGCGACAGGCAGAACCATCATTGACACAGACCCACGGGAACGTGATGCAAGAAAGATACACAAAATCTATGGCGTATATTTTCCTAGTGACAACACAATCAAATTGAATAAATTAGCTACATCACTTGTTAATGCAGAAGAAAGGGTGGCAAACAGATGAGTAAAGAACAGAAACAGAAGCTTATCAAACTTATTGGTGACCTTGGTTGGGATTATGACAAATTGTCCAGTTCAGGTCAGCAAACCTATAACGAGCTATGCGATCTATTGGGGGTACAGTAACATGAATAACAGTGAATTTGTAGAACTATCCGCAACATTGGCATCGTACATGCTAGAACAGACATATCTTGACTATCCATATATGACGCAGCCCAATGGTGATGTGACATATACAGAAGAGGCACAGGATGTGTACAACGATCACTACGGAAACATACAAGATATTCTTGGTGGCTTCTTTGATGTAGGACAACACGTAACAATGGAGACAACATAATGGACAAGTTTGAGAAAACATTCGCTGCAATTTCAGGACATTTCCTAACACAGCAACTGCCTGACAATTGGAAAGATTTTGATGATGAATATCTTGAGGAATGGTTTGTTGAGTGTGCTGTGCATACTTACGAATACTGGGATTGGGAAAAGGTCTATGCAAAGATCGCAGCAATAACAGAAACAGTTTTAGAATTGGAGACAAAGTAATGACTAAAGGTATCGTTTTATCACTATATGATTTCACAGGCGAGGCACTTCGCCCTTGGGCAGAGGCAGGGTATTGCTGCTATGCATTTGACATTCAGCACAGCCTTTCCGAAAAACGGTGTGACACATTCGACAGCGGTGGGTTTATCCGCTACGTTCATATGGATTTGTGGAGCAGTGACAACATCGCAGGTTTGCAGCGCACATTTGAGAATACAGATGTAGTATTCGGCATGGCATTTCCAGTATGTACAGACCTAGCAGTATCTGGTGCAGCACACTTCAAAGCTAAGGCAGAGCGTGATCCTGAGTTTCAGATCAAGGCAAGCAACCATGCACGGTGGTGTGCATCACTTTTCGAGGCACTAGAAATACCATACTTTATTGAGAACCCTGTGTCTCGCCTTGCAACGCTGTGGCGCAAGCCAAACCACTCGTTCCATCCATATGAGTATGGCGAATACATTCCTGATGAAGAGGCAGAACATCCACGGTGGCCTGACTACATCGCAGCTAAGGATGCCTACACCAAGAAGACATGCCTATGGACAGGTGGTGGCTTCCGTATGCCGCATCGCTTACCTACCTGTAAGCCCACAGGATATAGCACACAGCACCTAAAGCTTGGCGGTAAATCCCAGCGCACAAAAGACATACGCAGTGCTACACCACGAGGGTTTGCACGTGCTGTGTTTGAATTTAACTCAAACTGTTTGACAGATACTTCAGACGCTGCTATGACAGCAGCACAATAAGCCAGAAAAGGAGACAAGACATGGCTAATAAACAACTTGATACCATCATGAAGCACCTTAACACATTAGGTAGCATCTCTACTCTTGATGCAATCAACCACTACCAAATTATGTCACTATCTCGCCGCATTTGTGATCTTAAAGAGCGTGGTTATGATATAGTAAGTGAGCGTAAAACCCATAAGGCTACAAAAAAACGTTATGTACGTTACCACCTTGTAAAGGAAACAGTGTAATGACCTATCGTGTTATGTTTTACGATCTCGCAGGTAAGTTGGTGTGTTGGTATTCAACACCCAACAAACTTGAGGCAGAGCTTCGCGCATCTCGTAAATCACAATGGTGTACAACTGAGGTGGAATGTATAGATGCTTGATGATCGTTTGATACCCGCACAAGAGTATCACAATCGTTTGATGAAGCAGATTGATGATGCATACTGGATCGGTGAGGCAGAAGAGGGTGAGTTCTTACAGCGTGAGGCTGACTATATCAAGAAACACTACTTAGACGAGGGTGAGGTATGGTATCCAAGCTTTTGATTATATCTTATATGCTTTGGCCTTTCCTCTATATGTTATATGAGTACAAGTTTTAAAACATATCTCGTAAGAGTAGCAACAGCACTGAGTGTTCTCACCAATGTAATATTTGGTGGGAGCCTCAACCAAACATTTTCAGCTAGGAATTGGGAATGGAAGAGAAACGGTAAGGCGAATATAGTTTGGCTTATTGATGGAGTATTTGGTAAAGACCACTGCAACAGGTGTTGGTCTTACTGGAAAACACGGAGACAATGGTAATGAAAACCCCTAAGCAAAGTGCTGACCTTGAGCAGATCATAGAGTTTTATCTTAACTCTAATGCTTTCCGTAGGTTGTCACCTAATACGCAACGTGATTATGAATTACATGCGCAGTGGATATGTCAAACATCTGTTGAAGGTAAGTTGCTTGGGGATTATCGCTGTAAGAATATAAAAGTAAGACACCTGACACAAGCCTATGAGGAATGGTTAACCTGTGGGGTTCGTGCTGCAAATTATCGTAAATCCGTTTTGTCTGTGATCTGGAGACATGCTATGCGGTTTGATATTATGGAGCATAACCCTGTAAGCTTGGTGCAGACCCGCACTACTGAGCCTCGCAGACAGTTGTGGACGCAGCAACAGGTATCAACCTTTTTAGATACAGCTTACAGCGATTTCAGGTGGCGTAGCATTGGGCTGATTGTCCATATGGCATATGATTGGGGGCAGCGTGTAGGCGATATGCGAGAGCTTACATGGGATAAGCTAGACCTAGATCAATGCCGCATAGACATGACACAGAGTAAGCGAGGGGCAGAAGTACATCTCCCTATTACCGACTCGTTATGCTCTATGTTGCGCCACCAATATAAAGATTTTAGCTTTCAAGAATATGTGGCACCTAGGGTATCTCCAAGAGCAGGGGCATACACGCCATATGACGTTAGCGAGATAGGTATACTTATCAACGAGGTATTAGACGAAGCTAATCTACCACGTGAACTTAATGCGCAAGACCTACGCAGAACAGCAGTGACAGAGATGATGGAAGCAGGTGTTTCAGAGGGTAACATCATGCAGGTGACAGGACATAAAAACTTTGCATCTATGAAACCTTATCGGGTAAATACATTCAGTGGTGCAAGCAAAGCATTAGCAGCCAGAGGAAGAGAAAATGAGTGAGATTACTTTTAAAGAAGATGAAAACGGATGGGTTTATGCAGGGCGAAACTCAAAAGGTGAACCTAAGTTTAGAAAGAATACAAATCAAACCTTAGAACACGTAAAGGAATACTTAGATAATAAAGGTATAGCATATGTAGTACATGAGAGACAAAGGCTTATGTTTATATACCAAGATAAAGAACCAAAGAGTAGATATAGTAAAAGATATTCCTACTATTATACAACGGGTAGGTGGGGTAGTGACAAGCGCAATAAGCACTACCACTCTGATGGAATAGAACATTTTATGGAAACGTACTATAAAACATCAGAAGAAGAGAAAGCTTACTGGGATAATATTAGCGATGAGTAATTGGCAGAAGCATAGAGATTTCGCAGAAGAGATGACATACGCAGGTTCATGGCGTGGTGATTGTCCTTTCTGCAAGGGTAAGAACACCTTCAGTGCAAGTAAAGATACAGGCGTATTGAAGTATAACTGTTATAAGCTAGGTTGTGATGTGGGTGGTGTATTTGATACCGACATGACAGCATCGGAGATAAAGAGACACATGAAACCAAAACTAGAATTAGTTAAGAAAGAACCTGAGACATGGGAAATCCCAGCGCAGGTAGTTAACCCACAGCAATCACACACTAAGCATAAACGCTTTGTACGGCGCTGGGGTATCTCTCTTGGCAAGAGCATGTATGATGTGCAACAGGAGCGTGTGGTATTCCCAATCTACTACAAGGGCAGGATTGTTGATGCTATCGGTAGGGCTGTCGGTAAGAAAGCACATCCCAAGTGGTATCGCTATACTGGTGCAGCAAACTATTACACGATTGGCAGTGGCCAGGTTTGCCTTGTGGTTGAGGATGTTGTGTCAGCTATCGTGGCAGCACAAGAGTTTCCAAACGTAACAGCTATGGCGATCCTTGGTACATCTATGAACCCTAAACACTTTGCAAAGATCGGAGAGTTTGAGAAGGTAGTGATTGCTCTTGATCCTGATGCTGTGGGTAAAACTATTGAGTATCGTAGAGAGATAGAACTATGGACAGGCATAAAAACTATTGCAGTTAGTTTAATTGATGATATTAAGTATCGCATGGATGAAGACATGGAGAAATTAACAGAGGTATGTCGATGATTGAAGCAACATATATTGATCACATGGGTAGTGACCTATCAGTAGTTAACGCAGCACGTGTTAGCTTTGGTAAAAATTCAGAGTGGATGCCACGTATTCATTATGGTGAAGATTTAGTCCTTAAGCCAAAGGATGCTAGACTGATCCGCTTCCTTGCAAAGCATAACCACAAGTCACCATTCAACCACACGTTTGTTACGTTTCATGTCAAAGCTCCAGTGTTTGTAGCACGTCAGCTAGTCAAGCATGAGTACATGCCGTGGAATGAGATCAGCCGTAGATATGTGGATGTAGAACCTGAACTATACGAAGCCCCTATTTGGCGTGGGCGTAGTGCTGATAAAAAGCAAGGCAGTTCTGGAGAAGTAAGGAGTAATGCTAATGTGCATTACTTTAACAATAATGCATTACAAATGTACAAACAGCTTATTGATGAGGGTGTAGCACCAGAGCAAGCACGTATGGTACTACCTCAGTCCATGATTACAGAATGGTATTGGTCAGGTACACTCTTCGCCTTTGCTAAGATGTGTGGCTTACGCTTGAAAGAGGACACCCAAGCTGAGACACGTGTAGTAGCTGAGAAGATCGAAGATGTTATGATGAAGCTGTTTCCCGTGTCTTGGGAAGCGCTAAGGATGTATGAGGAATGACTTGGTTATTGGTACTTGTGTTCCTACATGAAGGTAGACCCTACGTTAATACGTTAGGGCAGTATGATTCTATGTACGCTTGTTTTTCTGCATTTGAAGAGATGGAAGAGCAGGTACCAGATAAAGTACAGCTTGTTTGTATAGAGGATGTTGAATGATAGAGTTTTTCAAGGGTATGTTTGTAATGTATCTACTTGCTATACCCTTCTTGGCTTTAGTAGTAGAAGCTACCGACTCAGAAGGAAGAGATGTGTCGTTACGCTTTGCAATTATGTGGCCTTTAGCTGCAATAGAAATAATGTTTAAATTCCTGAGAGGAGATTTTGATAATGATGGAACTGGCACTGATTAAAACACTGCTTAATCGTGATTTCTACAATGACCATAAGGGTATCCGTTGCCCTGATAAAATCTTTAGCAAAGATGTGCGTAAGATTAAGCAAGCACTTGATGGTGCAATGGAAGCTTATGAAGGTGATATGACAGTTGCTGATCTACAAGCTGTCTTCAACCGCATGAACGCTAGTATGACAACGGCTACACGTGGTGCTTATGACGATCTATTCAAGCGCATTGAGATCACTGAGCCTATAAAGCAAGAGATTGCAGAGGATACGTTATCACAATTGTTTCAACAATATGTGGGCGACCAGGTTGCAAACTTAGGTTTTGATTTTGTGAATGGCACAGAGAATAGCTTACAACCCCTACGTCAACTATTAGAGGATTTCAAAAATGATTTTACTCCCAATCTCCGTGTTGAGTGGGATGATAATAGTCTTGATACAATACTTGATGCAACAGCGTTGGAATCCAAGTGGAAGTTTAACATATCTTCCTTGGCTCGTAGGGTGGAGGGTGTTAGTGGTGGTCATTTTGTTATCGTGGGCGCACGGCCTAATACTGGGAAAACTTCTTTCCATTCCTCTATTATAGCAGCAGACGGTGGCTTTGCGCATCAAGGTGCCAAGTGTATTGTACTATGTAATGAGGAAGCATACACACGTGTGGCTTCACGCTACATCAGCGCATCATCTAATATGACTATGAGAGAAGTACGAGAGAATAAAGCTCTAGCACACAAACGTTATGAACCTGTAAGACAAAATATTCAGTTCAAGGATAGCACAGGTAAGGGTATGGATTGGGTTGAGTCAGTTGTTAAGTTTGAACGGCCTGATATCGTAGTACTTGACATGGGCGATAAGTTTGCCGATATAAAGAGTGAGCGTAGCGACATCACACTTAAGGCAGCAGCTATCCATGCTCGTAACATTGCTAAACAGTATGACTGTTGTGTGATTTGGATGTCACAGTTAAGCGCAGAGGCTGAAGGTAAAGCAGACCTAAATCAGTCTATGATGGAAGGAAGTAAGACAGGCAAGGCAAGTGAGGCTGACCTGATGGTGTTGATTGGTAAGACACAACAGGCAGAGGGTGAGGATGAAGACCCAGTTCGTCACTTGAACTTAGCTAAGAACAAACTGAATGGATTTCAGGGTAAGATTACCTGTGTACTTGACGGGTCACGCTCAATCTATTCAGCATGAGGTGAGAGATATGAGACTAGTATTAGATGTAGAGAACAGCGTCACATGGCGTGATGGTAAAATTCTTAACGATCCGTTTGAGGCGGGTAACACTCTGACACAGATTGGTTTGGTCAATGCAGATAATCACGAAGAGTTACACATTGTAACATTTGATCACAACGAAAAGAAGGATACATCAGGCGCTGGGCATAAGCTAGTGCAGCAAGTGTTGGATATGACAGAACTACTAATCATGCACAATGGTAGTCATGACCTGATGTGGATATGGGAAGCAGGATTTACTTATGATGGTGCTATATGGGATACGCTACTTGCTGAGTACCTACTGCATCGTGGGGTGGAGAAACCTTTAAGCTTAGCTGCTGTAGCAGAAGCGCGTGGTCTAGCTGAGCAAAAAGAAGACTACCTTAGCAAATGTATCAAACAAGGGATCAACACAAATGAAACAGATTTACATTCTCTTAGCCTTTATCTTAGGGCTGATGTCCTCACAACTAGTGAGCTGTTCAAGGCTCAGCAACGAGACTATGCAGACCCCGACTCCGACTCCCTTACCAAAGTTAGAGACATCACCTTCGACACCTGCAAAACGCTTACCCACATGCGTATGCACGGATTCAGAGTCGATGTTCAAGAACTAGGACGGGTGCGTGATGAATTTGAAAAAGAAAAAGCAGAGATCGAAGAGAGGCTCCAAGAGAAGGTACGCTCCCTCATGGGCGATACCCCTGTTAATCTTGCATCCCCCGAACAGAAATCGCAGGTTATCTTCAGCCGCAAACCCAAAGACAAGAAAGATTGGGAAGGGCTATTTGAATTTACATCAAATGCGCAAGAATTTAAAGAAGCCGTTAAAGCGAACTCCAAAACGATATTTAAGACTAAGGCGTATCAATGCGAATCTTGTTATGGTAAAGGTAAGACATACAAAGTAAAGAAAGATGGCAGTAAGTATGCCAAACCAAATAGATGTAAGGAATGTGATGCACGTGGCTTTAAACTTATGGAAACAAACCAGGTTGCGGGTCTTAGGTTCACAGCCCCAAGTAAAGAATGGGCTAGCAACAGTGGCTTTTCAACATCCAAGAAGCAATTGGAAAAGCTTATGGTCACTGCTAAAAACAATAACATGGATGATGCTGTTCGCTTTCTTGGTGATCTTATGCGTCACTCTGCTGTTTCTAGTTACATTACTAGTTTTGTTAATGGTATTGACACTTATAGAAAACCTGCCACCTCAAACCTACATGTCCAACTCACTCAGTCCATCACACATACAGGTAGATTTTCTGGACGAAATCCCAACATGCAAAACATGCCAAGAGGTGGCACCTTCCCCATAAAGCGGGTGTTTATATCACGGTGGGATAACGGAAAAATAATGGAGGCCGACTTTGCCCAATTGGAATTTCGCACGGCTGCGTTTCTCGCGCAGGACAAGACAGCAATGGATGAGATTGCAACAGGTTTCGATGTACACAGCTACACAGCGAAAGTTATCTCTGATGCAGGTCAACCAACGACACGCCAAGAAGCTAAGGAACACACCTTCGCACCCCTCTTTGGCGCAACTGGTTATGGAAGAACCAAAGCTGAGCAAGCTTATTACACACACTTCATAGAGAAGTATAAAGGTATTTCTGCATGGCACAAGAAGCTAGGCGAAGAGGCACTACGGTTCCTGAAGATCACTAACGTATCAGGCCGACAGTATTCTTTCCCTGATGTTACACGCCGCAGCAGTGGTACACCAACACACTTCACTATGATCAAGAACTACCCTGTGCAGGGTTTTGCCACAGGTGATGTTGTCCCTGTTGTACTAAACGAAATGCACAAAAGATTACAGCCTATGGAATCCTGCCTTGTTAATACAGTTCACGATTCAATGGTTGTAGATGTACACCCTGATGAAGAAAACCAGGTTATACAAATGGTTAACGACATGAACAACGACTTAAACAAATTAATCAAAGAAGCCTATGATGTAGAGATGAATGTACCTCTATTATTAGAAGCAAAAATCGGTTCAAACTGGCTTGACACAGTTGACGTATAGTGTATAACTAAGACTCTTTTGACTCTATAGAAAGGTATAG